CCTTGCCGTGGCTTCCGCGACCAACTGGAATGACGCCCCGCCGCGTATCCAGTCTGTCGCCAATGACTTACGCAACGTGTGCAGGGGCTTGCCGTAGTCTGCAATGCCCGCCTCGATCCTGGCCTTGTCGATGATGCGGGCGTGGTGTTCGCGGAAGCCACGGCAAGGCCCGTCGTCGTAACTCTCGTCCTGCGCCTTGAGCAGCAGCCCCGCGAGGGTTGCGTCCATTGGGGCGAAGCGGTCCCGCTGCTTGGTCCCTCTGTCTGTGCGCCCGTTGTGCGCCCGGATGGGGATGTGGATGACGTTGTTGTGCCACTGCACATCGGTCCATCGCAGGTTCCGAATCTCCTCCCGACGCAGACCAGCCCGGCGAGCGATGCAGAACGCGAGGAACGCCGTGGGGTTGGTGATGTACCCGGCGATAGCGTCGGCCTGCTCTTGGGACACGTAGGACCATCCAGCCGCCCCGCCCGCCGCAATGTTCAGGGTGTGCGTCCGTAGGGCTTTCTTGGCGAACGGGTTGCGGGTCGCGAGGGGTGTGGAGCGATTGACGGCGAACTCGAAGACCACGCCCAGCCGGGCCACGATGCCCGCGATGGTGTTGGCCGACAACTTGTCTGAGTCGCGGCCCTTCGCGTCCCGCAGGTGGTTCACGAACTGGCGTGCGTGTTCCGCCCCCACGTCGCGAACGCGCTTGTTGCCGATGACGGAGATGAGCCGGTCGATAGCGGCAACCTGGTCGGCGAGGGTCTTCGCGTTGAGGTCCGTGCGTTCCAGCCGGTAGGCGTCACGCCACGCGAGCAGCGTCGTTGGGTCCACCCTCCCGACCATGACGCCACGCTCGGCAATGCGTTGGGTGGCCAACCGTTCGGCGTCCTTCTTGCCGCCGATGGTGGACTTGCGGCCCAGCGATTCACGCGAGCGCGTTCCATCGGGCAACTGATAGGACAGCTGCCAGTAGTCGCCGTTACTTCGCACTCGCATCGGTCGCGTCCTTCCTGTTGCCGGTGAGGTCGCGGTAGTGCGCCCCCTCCGGCGTGTTGTGCGTCAAAAACCGCGCGGCCTTGATCGGGTCGGCGATGCTGATAGCGGCGTGCAGGGCGAGCGTCTTCGGGACGGGCTTGCCCATGATCGCGGTCAACTTGTCGGCGAGGTCGTTGAGCGTGTCGTCTGTGCCCCATGACGGGGCCAGCATGTAGGTTGTGCGTTTGGTGGGCATAATCCGACCCCTCGCGTTTCGGCGAGGGGTGGGGTGGTTACTGGTTGCGAGCCTTCGCGATTGCGGCGCGGGCGGCGCACATGGCCTCCTGTTGCTCTGTTGTGCGGCCCTTGCCAAGATCGGGCAACCCCTTCGGCGTGACGCAGTGTTGAAGCACAGCCTGCAGAGCCGCCAGAAGATCGGGGGCGGCTTCCGCAAGATCGCCAACGCGAGATGCGTTGCTCTGGTTGTAGTGAACGTCCGTGTTGAGGATGACGCGGCAACTGCCCTCGTCGTCTTCTTGGACTTCGGAAACGCTGAAACCCCATCCCGCCGTGTGCTTCGCCTGCATGTCCTTTGTCATTGTGCACCTCCCTTAGCCTTCGCGATTGCGGCGCGGGCCATGATCGCGCCCTTGATCCAAAACTTGTCGGCCACGGGGAAGTTGGGATTCCCGCTCATCTCTTCGTAGTGCCTGACGACTTCTTCGCACGCCGCGAGCAAGTCGGGCGCGGAGGCAAACAACGCCGCCGCCCTTGGATTCTGGCAAATCGCGTAGATTGTCCACTCGTTGCCACTTTCTAGCGAACTCTCTGGAATGATGACGTAGTTTTGTGGGTAGTCGATGCCAGGGTGAGAGGCTTGTTTAGGGCCGCGAACCACAAGCGAAACGTCGCACGGGCTTGGTCCATTTTTGTAGGTCCCACTCAGTTTCAACTTTTCCATATCCGTCACCATCCTTTCCGCCGCGCGATTGTGTTCGCGGGCACTGTAACCCGGTGCCATTGCTGCCAACGCTGATGCGAGGGTTGGGGTCACTTGGCACCCCCCATCGCCCGCTCGACCTTCCGCCAGTACGCGACCGTTGCGGCCTTGCGGTGTCCGCGTGGACCGCCGTTCCAGTTCCGCGCCACCTTCTCCGCATCTCCGCATCGGGCGTAGTGGTCCGAGTAGACCCGGAACATCTCGCGCGACTTCGCGGGGTCCAGGCGGTCGGCCAAGGTGTACCGATCCTGGCCCAAGATTCGATTCACGTCCTCGACCATGATCGGGTGAATCTGGAGGATGCCGACAGCCTTGCCGCCGTCGCCAACCGCGTCCGCCCGCCCGCTGGACTCGACCATCTCGATTGCGGGGAGGACTCTGGCATACCGATCCGCCTTGCCCGCGCCGAGCGCGAGGAAAGCCAACGCTGTGAGTGCTAACGTACGTCGCATATGTCTGCTCCTGAGACTGTGCCGCGCCCCCGGTCCTGCAAGACGCGGGGGCACTTCATTGAACTGGTCGGACGTTCCGGCCAGTGAAACCCGCCTGGCGTCGGTGGACGCGAGGCGAGGGGTGGTCAATCACAGTCAACCGTGTTGATCGCCTTCTCGATCACTTCGCATATCCGGGTGTCGTGGTTTTCCGACTTTTCCGCCGACAAGTCGCGCGCCCCCTCTATCGTGACGCGCCGACCAAACAGCCGCCACTTGCCCAAGTTAGCATTGAAAACCCACACTTCGTAGTACGTTCTTGGCGTTCGCGTGAACTCAGGCATTTTGCGACTCCATTTGGCGTTGCAGCGCGTCCCATCCGTAGGGCGATGGGTTTGCGGCGACAACGCCCAGACTCCCCGCGTCCCCGCTGGCGATTATGCCCGCGTCGGCGTAGGTGTCGATCAAGCCATTGCACAAGTCCGACGCGAGCCGGAACAGCGAACACACTGCGACACACTCCCAAGGCGACACAAGCGAACGCTTGATGCAAACCAGATACTTTTCGCGCTCCATCGTTTGCTCCTCTGCTGCAACATTTTCCAAATCTCCGCCAGTTTCCGACGCCGGAAACTATGGCATTCTGCGAAACCCGCGCCGTCCTGTGGGGAGGGCGCGAGGGGTGGGGTTACAGTCGCTCGGTTTTATACAGCAGGGTTTCGTATTCCTCGCCCAGCAGGGCGCGCAGCCGCTTGGCTTCTGCGCCGCACGCTTCGTACGTGTCACGGGCCTTGATGCTGTCATCGCTGTAGCCGTACTCAGCCGCCCACGTAGCGAAGCAATCCGCCGCATCGAATCCGCTAGCGTCGGACGCGAGGCAATCCAGTACGTCGGCGAGGGTTGGTGCAACCGGCTCGGTGTGCCGGGCGATTACCTCCTCGCTCCAGATTGTCTTTTGCGACAAGAGCAAGTACGGCACGGGTCCGCCCGGCTTGTATTGAAACCGCTTGCGGTCGTGTTCGGAAAGCCCGTACGCTTCGATTCCGTGCTTGGGTTTCCATCGACGATGCGCACTGCCCATTGAGTATTCAACCCGCATCGTGTACCCGCGTGGGTTGGTGATGACGCATTCCCAGTGTGACGCGAACTTGTGCCAATCGTCCGTAGGCCCAGAACGCTTCGCGAGGGGTGATGCGGTCATCTTGAGGCCCAGGCGTTCGATAAACTGGTGTACGGTCGGGTTGGTATCATTCTGTGCCATGACGATGCCTTTCATCGTTCGTGGTCCGGCGAGGGTTGGGGTGCTACCCAGCCCCGCCATTCGGCCCACACTACGCGGGCCGTGAAACCCGCCCCTGGCGGTTAGGCCGGGGGCGAGGGAGTTAGGCCGATATCTCTGTGAACCTGATCCCGCTCCCGTTGAGGCTGCCCACTACCCACAACAGGCCGCGCCCGTTGCTATCTACAACCCGATAGGCAATGCCCGGATGAACCGCACGAATCCGATTCCCAGCCGCGCGAACGGTGCGGCGCACGTCCCTGAGCCAAACGGCAAGAGAATGCCTAGATTCATCTGAGCCGCCCTTGATACGCGAGGGTTGGATAGACTTAGTGGCCATTGGGTAAGCTCCAGTGGTACGGGCGTTGTCGGGTGCAACCGACACGCCCACTTGCGACCCCCCGCACGGCGCGAGGGAAACCGGCGCGGGCCTGTTGAGGCGCGCGCGGGGAGGGTTACTTGGACTTGGCCGCGAAGTAGTTGCCCACAGCCGTATAGGGCCAGTGGGCTGGTTCGTCTTCAGAGGGGGCCGATTCCATGCCGGGGCTGTAGATGCGACCCAAGGCACACATAGCGGCGTACTCGGGCGAAGACTGGCCCGCGTGCCATTCGGTCAAGGCCCAGTACGCGCCGACGATCAAATCGGACGCGCAGCATTCCCCACCCTCGCCCAAGTAGAGCCAGGCATCGTTGTCGGATTCTTCGCCCTTGACGGCATCGGCCAATTCGATAAGGGCTTGGCACAGGTCGATGTCAGGCCCATCGGTTCGGAACAAAGACGAACGAGCGATGGTGTCAAACGCGCGAACGGTATCAGCATTGGCTTTCATTGCTATTGCTCCCGGCCCTGCAAGGCCATAACAACCCCGAAAACCCATCCGGCCCGTTGGGGCGGGAGGGGTGGTAGATCAAAGACCGGCAATCTTGGCCACTACTCGCTTGGATATCCCCGAGCGATTCAACGTAAAACAACCCGACCGAATGGCCGACAACCCGCCAATGCTCCCGCCATCAGTTCCCCAAGTAGAACCCGCCTGAGTCGCAGGCAATTCCGCCAAGTATCCTCCCGCCATCATGTCGCAATCGACGAATGCCGAATTGTCGCCAGCGGGAAAACGCTTGCTAATCGTCACGATGCATCCACGCGCCGAAACGCTGTACCCATCCCCCTTCACCTTCGCCATCCAACCCGCCAAGTCAAACATTGTCGCAGTGCCCATCGGTCGTTCCCTTTCGTGTTCCCCGATACACCAGTATATAGCACTCATCGACCAAAAGCAAGGGAACAGACAAGGAAAAACAGAAAAAACTGGAAAACTTGCACCCCAGCCACAGATTCCGCCCGTCCCCCCCTTGAATTGTTAGGTTTTCGTGCGTAGAATCATGGGACATACGGGAGATGTGAGACAACACCAGGCGCCCAGCGAGCAGGTGATGCAACCAGAGCAGGCACGCGCAACGATGCGACCGTGCGGCGTAACGGGCAGAGCATGACGCACAGACCAACCAACCACGCGGCGAGCACTGGCGACACCAGTGCAGACACCAACCACGCGCAGGGCAAGGAGCAGAGTGAGAAAAACACTGTCAATGGCGGTAGGTGGGTGTGTGAGCGGATGGGCCAGTGGTTACGGATGGGTAGGGCCAAGCTGGCGGGGCCGGTGTGGACAGGGCTAGCCATGACAGAGAGAGAGAAGAGAGAGAGGATGGGACAGGCGAGCGACACGAACGGCAAGGTGAGTAGTGGTGAGTAGGTGAGTGGTGGTGGTGGACGCCAGCAGGAAGAGAGAAGAGAGAGGGAGTGTGTGGTGGTGGTCGGGTGACACACACACGCACGAACGCAACCGGGTGACCAGGCTCCACCGAACGCAATGCGAACGAACGCACAAGCAAGCACGAATCCGCACAAGGAACCGCACAGATGCAACGCAACCCACGCAACCACAAGCAGTTAGCGATGCTTGCACCGAGCATTGGACGCGGGGAACGCCGGAAAGAGAGGGGGGCCAGGGGGGGTTCCCGCGTGCGGGCCGGTTCAATTGACCCCCACGATTGTCTAAACCAAAACGACCCCGGTCAGGAGTGGCCATGAAGCGAAAGACTAGAAAGCCGCAGGAGCATCACCTTTGCCTCGGGTGCAACGAGTTCACGAACCATCCGTCGCGCGTGTGCGTGAAGTGTGTTCGGGACGCTGACCGGCACGACTGTCTTCTGCCCGAAGAGATGAGCGACCGGGACAGGGACGCGATGGAGGCGATCAAGGGGCCGGTTGAAGGGAAACTGATTGTGGTCACCTGAAACCCTGAGATTCCGCGCAACACCACCCCCAATGCCCCGGATAAGTAGAGAACATGGAGCAACACATGAAGTTCAACAGTCAAACCGCATACCTCGTCACGATGAAGCATCCGATGGTCGAGAACCGGGTTGAGGTTCGGGTGCTTGCGAAGGACACGGACGAGGCTGCACGATTGGCCGTACAAGCCGAAGAGTACGGGATCGGGATGCCGGGGTACTGGCAATCTGGTCGCGTCGTTGCGATAGAGGAGATTGGGCCGGTGTACGTGCCCGTGAAGGAGCCAGCATGAGTGACACATTCAGGATCAAGCCGCTGGTGTGGGAGAAAGAATACCGCCCCAGCGAGGCGTACACAGCGACGCCACAGCCCACGTTCTTTCGGGTCGCGGTTTGGTATTCAGACGCCCTCTCGCTTTGGGGTTGGTGCATTGATAACCGAGATTCGATTTGGCACGCAAACGGGCTAGAGAAGACGCCTGAAGACGCCAAGGCGCGGGCCGAATCCGCCTACCGCGACCTCCTGATGGCCGCATTGGAGCCAGCATGAACACAACCACGACGATTTTGCCCTACGCCTGCCTCTGGCTCGTTTCCGCCCCCGCCCCCACCCTCGGCCCGGTCGAAACGAACGTCGATCCTGGGGCATTGTGGGGCAAATGGTGGGACTGGGCGTGGAGCGGGGCGAATCGCCCGTTGAGGGTGGTGGACGGTCCTACTCCACCTCCCTCCCCCGCTTCGTCATCTTGTCCAGTTCCTTGAACCAGATTTCGCACAGCATGTCTGTGGCTTCGAGGTACTTATCGGATGTCAGGTCTGACCGCTCGAACTCGCCGATGGTCCAGTGGTCGTAGCCGGATTCGTCGCTGCTGATGACCATTGAGGTTCCGGCCTCATGGGTGATGTACGTCGCTGTCAGGCCGTACTTCTGTTGGGCGAGCGTTTCGCACTCCTCGAACGTTTCTGGGTCCATGCGGCCTCCTGTCTGGTGGGGGCACAAAGCAAACACACTGCGCGATCGGGTGATCGCACCACTGGCAGGTCGGTTCTACTTCATGGCTATCTCGCAGTCCCACGCCTTGCCCATCCGGGCCTTGGGATCGCACTCGACCTTTGCGCATGCCACCCCCCAGCGAAGAGTTGACTGGCGTTCCATGTATCCGGGCTTGAGCGGTCCCATCGTGCCGACGTTGGCAAACCACCACGGCAGCGGCACCTTCTTGTTGCGACGGCACTGCGTCACATGCTCGGGCCTGTGCGTGTGACCGCGAATGAACAAGCGGTGCGAGTGGCCCCCGAGGTACATAGCCATCTCAAGGGCCTCTGATTCGTCGCTGGACTCGCTGTGCGCGAACCCGTGGTAGAAGACGACTTGGCCGATGGTGAAGCAGCACCGTTCGTCCTTGACGTACGGGTACTCCTCCCATCGCCGGAACTCGTCGGCCCACTCCGAGCGTCGCCAGTGGACCAGCGAGCGAAGGTTCTTGGGCACGCGGCGGGCGTCCTTCTTCTGGATGTTGTCGTCGTGGTTCCCGAGCGTCCACACCAGCCGGGCCTTGGGTGCCTGCTTGCGGATGCGTTCGGAGAACTTGGCGGCAAACTCGTACTCGTCGGCTAGGTCGTGCTGGTGTTCGTCAGGATGAACCGACGCGGCGGCAGACTCGAAACGGTCGCCAAGGTGGACGATGATCTGAGGCTTGAACTCCGCGATCTGCTTGAGCAGCCATTCCTGGTGGGCTGCTGGCGTGAACGGCGCATGTTCGCACGAGTACGCAAGAATCTTTGTTCCCATCACTCCCCACTCCATACGGGCGTGTAGTACGCCTCTGGTTTCTTCTTCCCAATCGCCATCTGGTCAAACCGCTTCATGCGGTCGGCCCACTCCTCAGCCTTGTGTTTGGCGGCGTTCGCGGCAATCGCGTCCTCCCGCATCGAGAGCGACTGGTTGCTGTCAGTCCATGCCGCCAGCGCGATCTGCATGGCGTCCACCGCGTCATCGTGTTGCAGGCTGTTGCGTTCCCGCGTGATGCGGGTGAACTGCCACTGGAACTCATGCTCGGGGTGGCCGGGGCACTGAGGTTCAAGCACCTGCGGGGCGACCACGATCTTGTGACCAGCCAGCAGCGGCTCGATGGTGTTGATGACGCGCAATTCCTTCTGGCCCGAACTGTGCTTGCCCGTGACTTGGCAGGACCAGCCATCGGGGTACAGCGGATCGGCACCCTTGGGCACGGCGGCATCACCAATGGCCTTGGTGAGCAACTGGCCGAACGCCCCGGTCGGGTCGGCGTTCTTTTCGTAGATCAGTTCGGTTGCCCCGTGTTCTCGCAGTGCGGCGGCAATCTTGGCGAGACTGCCCGAGTCAAGCCCGCCCGACATGATCGTGAGGTTCTTGACAAAGAACGTGGCAGCGGCCATCGACACGATGCACAGCACCATCCGGTCGGCACCGGCACCGGCGATGTCCAGGCCCGCCTTGGTCCCTTGGTAGTTGATCGTGGTCGAGCCGATCTGGGCTGGGCGGCGGATTGCCTGCAAGCGGCTCTGTGGGTCGGGAGAACGGTTCTCGATGGTCCCGATGGCCGTGCTGCCGTTGTGGTCGTGTTCGCCCCAGAGCACCGGGAAAGGCACGGCGTCGCGGTGCAGCGGCATTACCATCAGGTCGCCCAACTTGAGCGGGCGGCGTTCCCCCTCGCCAATGCCGGGCAACATGAGGTACTGCCAGTGGAAGTAGAGTTTGCTCTTGGCTTCCTGCTCGGCCACGTAGCCGATCCCGAACCGGCGCGGCGTCGTGGGCGACCCGGCCAGCGTGCGTTCCTTGGCCAGATTCTCGGCGAGGAACGGGGCGAGGTAGGGAACCTTCTCGGTCGGATGGGGGTAGCGAACCGGATAGGCGCGGGCAGCGGCCTTGTCCATCGACACTTGCCGCAGGTACAGGCTGTCTTCCGCGTGGTAGGTGCCCGACTCCAAGATGCGGGTCGGGCTGGTGTTCTTGCTCCCCTTGGTTTCGTAGAGCCACGCGGAAAACTGGCGGGTCAGTTCGTGCAGGCGGTTGCGTGCGTCAACCGTCAGCGTGTTCGTCGGCTGCTCCAAGTCGTCGCCGTAAACGACGTGGGCACGCTTGGACGCCAGTGTGCCGGTGATGCCAATGGCCATCACGCTTGACTGGTCGCCCTTGGGGGCACAGCCGAATTGCAGTTCGGTGTCGTTGTCCTTGTCGTCTTCGGTGGGTTGCAGGTGTTGCAGCCACCACGCGGCGCGGATGATGTGCCGCATACGCCGCAGGTTCTCGCACGCCAACCCCTCGCTGCTGGCCACAATGACGAATCGCCACGACGGGTCGCGGTAGGCCAAGTAGTCCATCGCCACGGGCGCGATGTGCGACTTACCCAACTGACGGAACCCAAGAACGATGCGGGTGCGAACCGGATCGTCGTTGCACCAGAAGTCCAGTACGTCCGTTTCGGTCGTGTCGAGCGGGGCCTTGCGTTGCCACCCCATCGCATTGAACGAGGCGATGGCGAACGCGGCAGGGCACTGGGCAAGGGCCACGCGGCGAAGGGCTGCGTCATCGCCCGCAGACTTCTTGGGCTTGACGTGGAGCGTGTCAAGGAAACGCTCGTCCCGCAGGGCGTCTACAAGCCAGTCTTCCAGTTGCGACAGGTCGCAGCCTGGGTTCAGGGTCGCGCCCTGATATGTCAGCGTGTTCACTCGTCGGTGTCTTCGGTCGGGTCGTAGTCGTCAGCCTTGGGCTTCTTGCGGCCCACGGCGCGGAGTTGGTCGGCCATGTCAGTCGCGGTGGTTTCGTGGTCGTCGCCGAAGTCGCGCTTGACCTTGCCGTGCTTCTCTGCAAACTTCATGGCTTCGTTGAGCAGGCCACGGTCGGCTTCTTTGTAGAGCGGCTTGCCGTCCTCGTACAGCGGCTTGCCGTCCGCGCCGATGCACTGGATGCCACGCTCAACCATGATGACCAGTTTCTTGCCGATCATCGGCACCAGCATCGCCGCGTACTTCTGCGGGTCTTCGACGCGGAGTTCGTCGAGACACGCGCGGATGTTGGCCATCTCGCCAGCCTGTGCGGGCGAGGCAACGCTTGCGGCGAGTCGGTCGAGGGACGCGAGAGCCTTGTCGATGATGGCGATGTGGTTCATTCTGTTTCGCTGCGCGATGGCAGGTTGAGTTCTTCACGGATGGCACGAAGCGAACCCATGTAGTTGGGCAGGAACAGGCCCTTCGTGATGGTGTTGTAGTTGCGTTCCGAGAAGTCGTAGTCGGACTCGATCATCGGTCGCAGCACAGCACCCGGAAGGGCCGTGAGGTTCTTGAGCGAGTCGGCGGCGGCGAAGTTCGCAAGCACGCCGCTTGCCCCGGTCGCCATGTACGTTTGGCGGTACTGCGAGAACGGCGCGTCGTAGCCGAACGCGGACGCACCGGCATCCACAACAGTCGGCATGATGCCTGCCATTGCGGATCGGGCGAACGCGGCCTTGGCGATGTTCTCGGTGGCCAGGCGTTCGTTGAGGAAGTCTTCGCGGTCCTGCATGGTCGCGGCGGCGATGACGTTGGCCACGACGTACTGCAACATGCCCGTGGCAGCGGCGGATGCCGTGGTAAGCGCGGCGTGACGGTCGGCCATGCGAGCGTTGAAGCCGAGGTAGTTGCCAGTCGCACGGAGGGCGAACCGACGCAGTTGCAGGAACAACTTGCCGTACCACTTGGCCGCGAACGTCGGCATAGAGGACGCATCGCCAAAGTTGGTCAGGCGTCGAGTGGCAATGTTTACGGCCTCGCGAAACGCAGCGGCGGCGGCTTGGTTGCTCCACGCCCGTTCGTTGGGCATGACCACTCGGCCCGTCTTGTCCTTGGTGCCGAATCGCCGGATCATCGCGCCAATCTCGGTTTGCAGTTCGGGCGTGAGATTCAGGGCTTTCAGGCGTGCGTTTGAGAGCGGGCCAGTGCGTCCTACTGCAAAGTCAACCCAGTGGCCCACCGCGCCCGCGTACACCGCGATTTCCTGCGAGTTGCCAATCGGACCTTCGCCCGACATCCACTTGTTGCCGAAGTGTGTGGCCTTCTCAGCAGCCGTCGTGACAGGCCCAAACTTCTTGGCATACCCATCCGCCGCGTCCATGACGTGACCGGGGATGCGGCTTGCGTAGCCGCGACCGAACCCGGCCAACTGCGCGTCGGCGATGATCTCTACGTCCGACAGTTGACCCGACATGGCCGACGTTGAAAGTTCGTCGATGACCGGGAACAACTTACGCATGAACGGGACGCTGACTTCCGGCTGGACCAAGTGGTTCAGCGATTCGGTTATCTGCATCGCCCCGGCGCGTGGCGTCGCCATAACCTGCATGTAGACGCCAGCGTTGATGACCTGAGTTGACCCCATCAGGGCGTAGTCGAGTTCATCCTTGAGGTCGTGGACGGCGTACCCAGCCAACTGGCGGAACAGGGCTTCGGCTCGCGACTTGCTAGACGCGCCGGGTGCGTACCACTTGGCCGACGCCTGCTGAAACTCCGCAAGCGTCTTGGGCATGTCCTCGTTGAACAACGCCTTGTAGACGCGGCCAGCCTCTTCGAGCGCGGACCCGCTGTGCATCTCGTGCGAGTAGCGGGCGTAGAGAACGCGAGGATCGTTCTCAAGCAACTGCTCGATGGTGTACGTCTTGTCGTTGATGACTTCGCTGTACGACTCGTCGAGCGGCGTACGGGCGCGAAGGCGAGGATTAGCCGCCTCGTCACGCCCGAAGATGCTGCGGATGATGTGCTTCTTGTCGTCGCTCGCGAGGTCGGCAATCTCGTCCAGCACGCTTTCGGCGTCGGCTCGCGACATGCCAGCGTGATAGACGCGGCCCGACTTGGTGCCGCCGTACTGGATTGCCGCCTCTGCCATGCGGCGGGCAACCTTGTCGTCCTTGGCCGCGACCTGATCGGGCGTCAAGTCCGGGAACAGTTCGAGTTGGTTCTGCCCCACGCGGGATTGCCGCATGTCCGACAGGATCGCGTTCTTGTAGAACGTCACCGCCCCATCGTGGCCGAGTTCCTTGACCAGCCGATCCAGTTCGTCCCGCTTCTGGATGCGAGGCACGTACCCAGCCACATTGCCAGCCTCTTCGCGCTTGATGCCAGCGTGACGGAGGTAGTAGTCGAGGTTCGTGTCAAGCCCGCGACGCATGGCGTTGGCAGCTTCGACCACGCCGGGAGCGGCCCCAGTCGTGAAGCCACGCGCGGCCCGCGTCACCTGAGCCATCCACTCGTCCTGCTTGGGCATGGCTACGCCCGACTGCTTGGCCTTCTTCGCTTCGACGCGGTACATGGCGGCAAGGCCGGTGTTGAAGTTGCCGGTGTCGTTGCTGACCGCCGCGCCGACCTGCTCGATCAGGCCGCGATTCACCGACCCGTCTTTGTGCGGGACGTAGTTCGTGCCGGTCGCGTTGGCGAACCAAGTGCCCCTCGCGTCGATCGCGTCCTTGCTCGCCCACGCCGTCATCGACATGGTGATGGGAACCTTGGTGTCCTTGTCCTTGATGTAGAGCGTCGTGGTCGCGGGCGACAGGCTCACACGCGAGGCATCCATGTCGCCCAACTTGAAGTCTGGACGAAGGAGCGGGTTGACGAAGGTGGGCGATTGGGTTTGACCTTCGCCACCGGCGCGGATGGCACTGGAAAGAGCGGACAGGTTGGCTTGCGACGCCGGTATGGACTGTGCAAGCCTAGCGTTTCTCGCGTTGAGCCACGCCTGAAAATCAACCCTGTCGTCTTGGCTTGGGATGCCAAGCGACGCCCTAGCGGGATAAACGATATCCGACAAGATTTCGTTGCGGCTTTTGCCGGGAACGTCGTTGTCTGCAAGAAGACGAATTGCAACTTGTTGCCCAGTTAGTCCTTGTGCCGACAAGTCTTCGATCTTCTGGGTGATACCAAGACGGTCTGCTGTGTTTCTTCCGTTGCGAATCGACTCGCGAACCCAATCTGCGGCTTTGATCGTGTCGGTGATGTTTGGCAATTGGGGCGAAGCGGGCTGTGGTGCGGACGGGGCAAGGTCTGGATAGTCGGCCAGCACGCTCGCAGGAACCCGCTTGCCCGCTTGAACCGCCACTTCAACCGCTTCTCTGTGTGCGTCTCGCCCGAATCCAATCGACTCTGGCAGTGCGACGATTGAAGAGAATCCGCTTTCGGCAACATCCTTCACCCGAACCGCAGAAACGCCGTTGTCTCGCATCCACGCTGACAACTTTGTGTCAAACTCATGTGCAAAGCCAAGGTCTTTCCCGTACTTCTTGATGTTGTCTGGAACCCAATCTGGAACATCCTTTGCGGTCAGGTCGAGCGTGTTGCCGTAAATCTTGGTCTGAATGACCCGAGGCGCAGAGTCTTTGCGGTACAAGCGAACATCGCCGTCCGTAAGAATGTCGTCGTTGAGTTCATAGACAGACTTAGCCTTCACGATGCGACCAGCGAGTTCAGGGTCCGCATACCACAACACTGCACCCTTTTCCATCTGCGAGTTGATCGCCTTCCGCATGTCCCCAAGAGTGCTTGGCTTACCAGCGTCCAGGGCCTGCTCCGACCACTTGTCGTAACTAATCTGCTTGTACCCAGTGGCGTTTGCGAACGTGTCTGCAACAACCGGGTCTTCCGTGAAGTAGAACCTGTCAGACCGAGTTCGCTCTTTGCCGAAACGATCAAGCGCGGCGGCGTCGAACCTGTCGAACTGCCTGTTGGTTCCGTGGTACACAGCAAGCCCGGTCGCCTCGTACTCGTCGCGGGTCATCTGCCATGGCTGCTTGCCTCCAACCGGAATCGGCTCTGGGTCTGGGGCGTTCCGACCTGCAACTCCGGCTGCTACCGTCGCGTCTTCGCGAGGCACGGGCGTTGCAGCACTCCGGGCGGCGGCTGCTTCATTTACTAGCCGCTGAGCGTCTTCTGCGGTCTTGATCTTGCCTTCTGCGTACGCCCGAGTAACAAGTTGGGCATCCCACGACTGCGTTGAAAACGGCGTCGCCACCTTTCCATTTGCCAGCCGTTGTAGCATCGCGTCGTAGTAGTTTAGGGTAATAGCCCCACCCATGTTGCCAAAGGCACTTGCGATGCCGGGGCTGGACGCGCCTTGTGCAGCGGGCGTAACCGCCGCCGGAACATCCGACCGCCCAGCCCGCATCTCAGCCCACTGCTGGGGCGGAACGTGCGAAACAGCGGCAACGAAGTCGTCGGCGTTGAACACCGTGGCGGTTGGGATCGTGCCGTTGGTGTAGAAGTTCGCGCGGCCAGTCTTCCAGTCGTTTGCAATGCGAACGGTGGCAGCGTCAAAAGCGGCGGCTTCTCTGGTCTTGGCGACCGCGCCGAACGCGCCCCCCATAATGCCAGACACCAACGCGGCGGTGCCAATGTCGTAGATATCTGCGTCTTCGCGCCATGCCGCGCCCAAGGCCCCGGACGGCGCGTACGCCCCAAAGCCCGTGGCCGCACGAACGGCGGTGTTGGCACCCATCGAGTTCGCCCGCGCGATGCCGAAGCCGAACAGGAAGTCGCCAATGGCCCCGGTCACGGCGTCGGATGCGTCAAGGTCGGGCGACAGTTCGGCCCGCAACCCTTCCGTCACAAGGCTCAGGCTGGCGTTGATCGCACCCGACGTTGCCCACGCGCCAATCCCGGTGCGCCCCGCGACGCCGATGGGACCAACGGCCATAGTAAGGATGCTGACGGGATCGGTAATCATCGCCCCGACCGTCGCCATCGTCCCGCCGTACCCGGCCTCGCGGAGAATCTTGCGGCGGCGGCTCGCGTTGACCGCTTCGGTAAGCAGGTAGTTGTAGTGGTCGCCGCTTCGGGCCTCAAGGATGTTCAACTTGAGGTCGGGGTCAACGTGCTTGGTCTGCTGCTCCCACGCGGAAAGGTCGGGGTTCCACGAAGGATCATCTTTGAAACCTTGGCTGACGAGTTCTCGCCCGGCCATGTCGGACAACCAATACTGTTCCTTGGCCGCAAGCAGCGTTTCGGACGAGAAGAAGTTGCCGATGGTCGAGAGCGGAGTGGGCGGCGTATATCCAGCGACAGTCTCTTCCGTTGGCACCATGTTTTCGATGCGTGCCGGGCGGGGGAATACGCTCACTCAAGTCCTCCGTATCTCACCGTACTCAGATTGCGCATGGCGTTGTCGATTGCCTTGGCTTCGGCTCGGCGTTTCATCGCTTCGCTAGTTGCGTTGGACCGCATGGCCGTCTTGAGGTCTTCCGCCGTGAACGTCATCGTCACGGCCCCGTCGTCGTGGCGGTAGCGGAGAACGTCGCCGGTGCGGTTGTCAACGAACGACAGCATCCGGCTCTGCGGGTCTTGCGTCAGGCGAATGTCGCCCTTGCCGATCTTCTTGTTGTTCCAGACGTAGGCGGTGTCGTCCTTGATCTGTTCGTGCAGGATGCCAGCCAACGCGCTGCCCGCGTCCTCAAACGAGTATTCCTGCCCGAATCCAGGGTCTGGAACCTCGTCGCGGAAGAACGTGTAGTGGCCGTTGACGATCCTGCTCTTGGCCTTCACCACTTCGGCGGCGCGCTTCACGGCATCGACGGGCCGAAGGTTCGGGTTCCGCATCATCAGGATGTTGGCAAACTCAGACACGTTATCCTTCGCAACCTCGCTGTCTTCGGCCCGAGTGAACGGAATCCACGGCGCACGGTCCAGAAGTTTCTCGGCTTGGTTACGAACGGCCTCGCGCTCCGCCTCCTGCATCGGGCGGGGCTTGGCGGCGAAGCGTGCTGCCTGAATCAACGCCTGCTCTTCGGTCATCTGCTGACCGGCGAGCGGGTTGGATTCGAGAATGTCAATCGCGGCTTCGTACACCGCCATGTCGCCGTCAAGTTCTCCCAATTGCCCATCGGTGCCAGCGGCCCGAAGTTCTCGGTACATGCGGAAGTTGCCAACCGCAGACTGGATCGTGGGCCGATTGCGTTCGTCGGTCGGGGCGAGTGCCGCAGCCTTGAGAGCGCGGGCGTCAATCCGCATCATCGACGACTCTTCGCTCATCGGGTAGCCGTTCTGCTGCGACCAACGCGAGTACGCAACCACTTGAGATTCGCCGCCGGGCCGGTTCTCTGGCCTCGCGTAGTAGGCGCGGGCGGCTGTCTTCATCGTGCGTTCGACTTCGGCGGCGTCGATCTTCGCAACCACTTGCCCGTTGTCCACCACGCGCAGCCCATCGGCTTCCAGAACGTCGGCCTTGCCCAAGCCCGGCTGCATGGTCATTGCGAAGAACGAACCAAGCGTTGACTGGCGAGCGTTGGCGACGCGAGCGGCCTGTACCGCCTTGGCCTGCTCGCCGAAGTACCGATCCGATGCGTTGTTGAGCGTCGCAATCGGGCCGTCGAAGTAGCGGGCCAGATCGGGGTTGGCCTTCATCTGATCCCGCAGGCGTTCGCGTTGGAGCAGGATGTCTTCGATCCGGCCACCCGTCAGGGCTTCGGACGTATTGAGAGCGGCGGTCGTGACTTGCTGAGACAGAATCTCGGAACGCTGACGCTCTTGGGCACCAGCGGCAACGTCTTTGAGTTTCTGTAGTTGCCCGCCAAGCAACGGCTCAAGACGGGGAGCAATTCGCTCAAGCCCGGCAACATCGCCCGACTCTGCTAGCGTCTTGGCTACAGGAAGGTACAGTTCCAGCGTTGCCCGATCCGGCTGGCCCGGAAACAGGTTGCGTTCGCCCTCGGCAAGAGCCGCAGGATCAGTCAGGCCTGCGCTCTGGTAGCGAGCAACTGCAAAGCCGCGCTCTTCTTCCGTCACGCGGTCAAGTTGACGCACGACGTTCTGCGCGTACGCCTGGGTGATTGCAGACGAATAAGCCTCGCGAGCAGCGGGGGAGTCTGGGAAGAGCCTAGACGCCTCATCCTCGCCAAACAGAATGGCCGTGTTGCGGATCGTTTCGGCGTCCGCGCTTGGCGGGATCATCACATCGCCGCGCTCGACTTCGCCTTCCAGCGTCACGGCTCGCAGCCTTGCGGCCTCGGTCGCCTCAGAGCGTTGCAGGGCTTCGGTGCGAGCAAGGGTCTGCTCGTACTGGGCCTGATCCTCAGCCGCCCTTGCTGCCGCCTCCCTCTCCTGCCCAATCCTGATCCGCTCCGCGCCAGCCATGAAGTCCACGACTGCCGACGTTGCCCTCAGCGATTCGCCGACGATGCCAGCGACCTGATTGGCCGTTTGGTCGGGGATGACGGGAATTGGAGCAACCCCCGGCGCGGCGAGCGATCTGCTCACGCCAGAACCGCGCAGTGGGTCGATGGAGCGTCCGTATCTTGACATGGTTAGACCATCAGACAGACCGAGGCGTTCAGGGTGGCAGCAGGCGTGCCGCCGTCACAAAGCAACTGGGCGAGGATGTTGGCACCGGCCACGTTCTTGATGATGACAGCACCGGCACCGTTTGCCGTGTTGTTGTAGACGCCGATGGAGCCATAGACGCTCTCGAACGTGGTGCGGAATGCGGGCGTCGTCATGGTCAGCGTGTCGGCGACGAAAACCGAGGAACTGAGCCACGGGAACGTGTGCGTCAGGGTGCCGAGCGTGATGCTGACGGCACCGAGATACAGGCCCACGTTGTCGGGCGTCGCAACCCAAAGCCGCATCGTGCCAGTTTCGTTCGCGGCGTCTGTGCCGTACGGGATGATGCGGATTCCTTGGTAGTCGCAGGCGGGCTGCTGGCTCATGCGAATCAGCGCGGAGTTGATCGGCAAGTCAGATGGGATTGAAATGTCGGTCGCACCAAGGTCGCCCGTTGCGGTTGTCGAGTTGACCGTCAGCAACGGCGATGGTCCAAGCGTTTTGAGAATGAGCATGGTTGTTCCTTATGGGCGGGCGCGGATTCGCCCGCTGCCCAGAGTGTCGTCTTGCATTGAACTTTGCAGGTACATATCAACTTCAACGGTCGGGAAATACAAAGCCCCGGAGTCGCTGGGGTGGATCGCGCCGGGCGTGTCGCCCACCGTGTCCAAGTAGGTTGCCGCCCAAGTGTTGACGGGGCCAAGGCGGTCGCGCACTTCAAGCCCGAGCGGGGTGTACGCGACTTTGTTGTGAAGCGAGTTGTTGTTGTTGGCGATGGTGCGGAACACGTCATCCATCTCATCGAACCGCACCTGCTCAGCGACGGTGTAACCGGCCACGTTGCCCGTGGTGTCCCACTGCAATACCAGTTCGATGAGGATGTCAGACGATCCCTTGCCAACGCGAGTCAGAGAGTCGCGGATGCGGGCAATCGTTGTCAAGACTTGCGTAGTCAAAACACCCTGATCGCCGGGCGCGTACTTGTTCTGGCCAAGCATGATACTGATTTTGCCCGACTTGCCGCCCGTGGAGTAGTCACCCTCGATGGGCGTCATCGAAAAGATGGCGTCCATTGTTGCGTCGGTGTACCAGCCTTGGTTGCCCGCGCCGCCCGGAGCGACCGCCGCCATGTGGTTGTCCCAACCAGCACCACCCCAACCCATCGAAACCTCGCCGTAGCGGGTGGCGGAAAGCGTGTTGTGACGCACCGTGCGGTACAGCATCATCGAACACTTGCCGCTTTCCGAAGTGCCGCCACCGAGCGACTGGCGGAACATTGAAATATCAGATGACCCAGTGCCCGTCGAAGACGCCGGGGTTTCGTAGAACGTGTGCGTGCCCTTCGTGCCCGACGAATCGTTGATGGCCGACGTGCTGCTGTCGTAGATGTTCGTGCCAGCGCATCCGGTCGCAATGACTGACATGCCGGGCACGCCGTCCGCGCCCGCGCTGATTCGCAGTTCGCCGAACCTGATACTTTGGTTGGTGAGCCAGTCCGTGCCCCAGAATGACTGGCGAATCGTGTTGCGGATGATTGGGGCGAAGTCGCTGTTGGCTCCAAACTTCAATATGGTCGCGCCTGCTGCAAATGCGTTTAGGGACGACGGGATTGCCCCAGCCCCAGAACCCATCTCAAAGTCCGCGACCGTGAAAGACGTTCCTCCGACAGACAGCGATTGTGTGCTGGCTGGACCGGAAGCGTTGAACCAGCCAAACGCGGCCAGGTCTCCACCGGCCGCAAAGCACGGGTGAGCAAAGAACCCCCACGGCCCGTATCTGGTGTCCTTCTTGCGCCCGATGGGAAGACGCTTGGTAACGCCCTCAACGCCTTGCGAGTCGGTCATTCGGACGACAGGGCGTTGCATACGGGCGTACAACTCGTCGCCCTTGACACAAGTTCTAGGCATCAGTTCTCCGTGGCTGTGGTGTTGCCGGTGATGACGATTGACCCACGCGGCTGCTCGATGTGAATAGCCACCTTGGGGTTTCTGTGGATGTTGCCGAAGACGAACGCCCCGTCACCACGCGACACGCGGATGTGTTCACCCTGCGCCGCGCCCGGAACCGATGCCCAACCATTGAACGTGTTATGGGCAATCGCACCACGCCACAGCACGCCCGGAGGCTGCATGGCGTGCCCGCCGCTGATACCGATGGGGCAGTCGCTCACTTCGTTCTGAGAGGCGTAGGTTCGACCAGCACGCATCTGAAGGCCCGCGTGGGCGACATTGTGGATGCGGTTGTAGCGGGCCACGAACGGCAATTGCCCGAACGTGCCGGGCGTAGCGACGATGTAGACGCCCTGCGAGAACTTGCTGTTCTCGTCGCGCCCGCCGCTGGGGGTCAGGCCAAGGTTCGACAGTTCGTTCTCCTCGAACAGCATTCCCTCGACGCGGACGACATAGCCGCCCCCGCCGTGTGAGCCGTTCATTGAGAACGTGTTGTGGACCGTGTTGCGACGGAACACCACGTTCATAAGCCCGCCATCTACCACGCCATCGAAGATAAACGCGGAGTTGCCGCCCTCGAAGTGGCAGTCCTCGACGACAACGCCGATGGTGCTGGCGTAGACGATGATGCCGCAGTGGGGCTTGCCGCCGTAGTTGAGCGGGTTGGGCGTGAAGTCCAGGCCGATGACCCACAGGTTGCCAGCGAACCCATCACCCTGCACCCGCATCGTCCCGTCTTTGTCAGGCCGGGTGAACTTGGGGCGTGGGCCTTCGCCGTACGCCTTCAACACCATCGGGCGCGTGCTGCTTGCACCGCCCTTGTCCCACGTCCCGTATTCGCCGACGATCCGCTCATCCCAGACGCCACCACGCTTGAACGCGATGTGGTCGGCCCGGCCATTGCGGGCGAGTGCGTAGGCGCGCGCGACGGTGCGTACGGGTGCATCCTGCTGCAAGCCCGCGTTGGCGTCGTCGCCGTCGTTGGAGACATAGATCGTCCGCTCGGCTGGCGGGATGATCGTGGCACCGTTGTCGTCCTGCTTGGGTGCCCAAGGCATGTCGGCTGGCAGGCCGAACCGGACGCGCTTCTCGTACGCCTCAAGGTCGGCGGGGTCGAAGAACGCCCCGTCGCGGTTGATGTCAATGCTGTCGTTGTCGCCCGTGCTGGATTGGCCTTCCGAGAAGACCGCGTACAGGTCGTCAAGGTCAATGCCATTCACCAGCCCGTCGTTGTTGAAGTCAGGGTCGGCAAAGTGGTTCATGTTTGATCCTGTTTTCACGCGCTGACAGCAAAGGCGTTCTCGGCACCTTCCATCGCGCGGCGAAGGGCCTGACGAACAGTGACGCCGGAACGAACCTCGAAGGTGTCCAGCAACGCGAACGAGAAGTCGTCGGCGGACGGGATCGAACCGATGTTCAGGTTCGCCCCGATGTTGCCACGACCAATCATGCTGACGGTCGCCGCAACGGACCCGGCAATGTCAACGTCCACTTCCTTGAGGCCCGTCAGGTCGCCATCCGAAGACGCCGCTGCGGTCGTGGTCGTGGCCGTGTCGCCAAGCCCACTCAGGGCCACGTCAGAACTGGCCGATGCGGTCGTGCGGTTCGTGGACGCGAGGCCACCGCTCGTCTGGGCGGGCACGTAGGCAACACTGTTGATGTAGCCAATCGGCGCGCTTGCGTGCTTAGAAAAGCCTCCACCGTGGACGCGAGGCAGGGCGTTGCCCATGATCCACGCATCTCGGAATCCAACTCCCGCGTAGGAGCCGGTAAGCCGAGCCTTGATGGAGATGTTGGAGCCGTTTCGGATAAGCATGTTTAGTCCCAAGCCATGTCTGCGTAGCCCATGAGCAGGCTCGAAGTGGCAAGCGCGCCGCCCACTTGGATCAGGAACCCGAGGCAAGCCCCGTCTTCGACGCGGGGCAGGGATGGCAACTGGTACACAAAGTCGCGTTCAGACGCGGTGTTGATCGCAAGCAGCGGGATCGTCGCCAGTGGCTTGCAGAGGATCAGTGAGGCCGTGCCCGTCGTGCCCGTCGCAAGGGTGTACGACTGCACCGATCGAATGCCGTTGTCGCCAGAGGCCAAGCGGACGAACGGAGAGCCGTCAGTCTGAAAGCAGGTGGAGAGCGGAGCCGAGTTAGCCGGGGATGTGTGGGCCGCAGCGACGTTTGAGCCGGTGCCGCCTTGGTCGGTGTAGGTGAAGGTCAGGGCGGGAGCAGCAGCACCCAGAGCCGAGTTGACCGTCACAATCGCCTGCACGCCTTCGCCGCTGGTGTAGCGAGGCAGGCCAACGCCGTTGGTCAACGTCGTGGGCGTACCCGTCACCACCAGCGACGGGTACATAAGCAGGAAGTCGCACAGGATCAGCGTGGCCGGAACCACGGTCGCAGTGGGGGACCACGCGGCAAGGTTCAGTAGGTGGCGAGTGTCAGGCGACACGTTGGACCCGATGGGCAACGCGCCAGCCGTGGATGAAGTCAGTTGGACCGCCGTGCCAGCCGTGCCGCCCAGCGACATCGCCGTGGGCACACCATTCCATTGCAGCGTGTCGTGCCAGCGACCAGCGGCGGAAGTGGCCGCGTTGTTGCTGGTTTTCTGGAAGACCGTCTTGAGGTTCTGCCCGCCCGTGATAGCAGCCACCATCGCATCGACCGAAGCGAATCCCATTAGTCCTCCACAATCTGCAACGCACCAGCAACGGCGCGCGGCGTAATCAGGTTTGACACGGCCAACGAAGCGTTGAGCGTGCCCTTATACAGCAGCCGGCCCGTGCCCGACGAGGCTGTGCCAATGCCGAAGTGAGTCAGAGTTTCAGACCCGCCCGTGCATTGAGGCCAAGTCACTTCCGCCGTGTTGCTGGCGGTGTTGCCGCTCACGGTCCAGCCAGCCCCGTCGCGCGACACAAGCACGCGCGCGTAACTGGTGTACGCCGCCTCGTTGGTCGTCTGGTTTCCAGCCTCGCCGGGGTCCGAAGTGTGAAGCGACACGTACAGGTTCGACGTTGACCACGAAAAGGTGGTGCCGTTGAACACGTACAGCAGCACGTCGTTCTCTAGGTTGTTGCCCTTGCTCATAGTGTCGTCTGGTTGATCTCAACCAGCGTGTCTCCTGAGTAAACGAAGTCTTTGCGGGTCGTCGTCGCGCCTTGCACGAAGTCGATCCGAGTGAGTTTGCCGCTTGTGTATGTGAACGTCTTGTACGAACCGTCGTCGTAGTCGATGCGAGTCAGAACGCCCGACGTGTACGTGAACTCGGGGCCAGCGGGCGACGAACCGCCCGACGATCCCGCCGCGCCCTGCGGACCCTGCGGCCCTTGCGGACCAACGCCGCCCGATCCCTCGTTGGCCCGCCTGACCAACTCGTACAACGCCGTTGCCTGCGGATCGTTCCCGCGACGTGTTCGCGGAAGGGCGATGGGCGCGGCGCGTCTGTTGCTCATGGGGTTGGGGGCGGCAACTTGCCGGTCGAAAGCATCTTCCAGCCGGTCGCGACCAACGCGAAGAATGCGGCGGTAACGGAGCCAACCAGCCACTTCACGGCGGATCGCTGGGTTTCCTGCAACTCTTTGACGTGTGCTTCCAGTGTTGGTACGCGATGGTTCAAGCCCTTCTCAGGCTCGCCGTTGCCGGTCAAGTGTTCCTTGACTTGGCGAACGTCGGTCTGAATCTGCTGCATGAGAAACATCGCATCACGCAGAGTCGGCTCGTTCACTGCACTACCTCATCCGGCTGAGCCGCGTTAGCGACAACTTCCTTGAGCATCTGCCCCGTGCGGATGCGCTTGGCCTTCTCGGTGTCGGACAGGCTCGCGTCAGCCTGCACGTAGCCCGCGTGTTCCTCAGTGAGAACATCCACGGCGGGCTTGATGTTGGTCGCCGAGATGAGTCCCTGCGCGGAGCAGGCCCCCATCACAACCGGAATCAACACCACGCCCATCCAAAGGGCAAATGTCGCAGCGTTTTCGATCTTCTTCTTCATGCCATTGCTCCCACGGCCATGCTCACGCCAAGCCGCACAAGGCGACGAACGGCGTTGCGAGAACGGCGGTTCAGTTCGATACGGTGCTTCTCTGCCAGCAGCATCAGTTGTGCGTCAAGGTGCTTGTCGCTGGCACCAGCCATACCAACCGCGTCTTCCATGATCGCCTCCGCGTATCGCTGGATGTCTTCGCTGGCACCAGTCAGGTAGTCGCCAATGGCGTCCTGTAAGTACCCCGCATACTTCTTGTTCATGTCAGTCCTTGTGGTCGTGGCGACAGCGCGCGTAGTCGGTCAGGTCGTCGCCGAACTCTTCTCGCATGTCGCTGGGGCTATACACCCGCTTGGAAACGCACTTGACGCCGTGGTTGCCAGTGCCGGAACCGCCCGGATAGAGCGGCCCGCGATGCCCTTCGGGAATGCCCGTGGGCGTGATGGGGGTCGCCTTCTTCACTTGCCAGCCTCCGGGGGAGCCTTCTTCCACCACGCCTTCTTCTCGGCGTAGGACCACGCCAGCGAACCGCCCGACAGGACGATGGCCGCGAGGACCGCAACACCCTTGTCCAACTCACCTTCCACCGCCTGATACCCGACAGCAGCCGCAATCCAGGCGAGGAACATGCGAACCGCACTCTGCACCAACCCGACAATGAGAGACTTGTCCATGAAAACTCCTATGAACCGCTCACGCCTTGCAGCGCGCTCAGTTGATTCAGCCCGGCGAACAGGCCCACGCCCGACGCGAACCCGCCAACACCAGCCTGCACCGCCGCCAGCACAGGGCTTTGCCACTGCGACCGGATGCGTGCGGCCTGTGCCTCAAACTGTGACCGCTCGGCCCGACGCTGATTGCGGGCGTTCTCTTCCACGACGTAGGTGTTCACGGCGTTGTCGCCGACCGCCTGTCGCCGGAAGTCCGACGCGCTGGCACCGCCAGCACCAGCAAACGCGACCGCCACCCGCCCGAGCGTCCGACGAAGGTTCTGGCGTTCCTTGAACAACTCCAACTGCTCGGCCTCATTGATCTGGCCAATGTTGACGCTTGACGCCAAGGCTAGGTTGTTTAGCGTGCCTTCAATCGCCCGGTTGTTCTCGAACGCCTGAATACCCGCCAACGCAGCCGTGCCAAAAGCAAGGCCAGCGGCATTGGCAACCCCATAACCACCACCGCCGCTTGGCCCGCCGATTGCTGGGTTCGACCCGATAGACGGGTCAAACTGTGGAATCGGAATGATGTTTGGATTCATCGCAGCATCGGAGCCTGGTTGCCCACAAACTGAACGGTCGTGATGGTCACGGGTCGGCTGTTCTCGCTGGTGATGCGGAACGTCGTGTTCGACGTTGGCCCGCCGCCGTAGACGCGATAGACGCCTTCTTCTTCGAGTGGCGTTCCGCTAGGCGGGGTGAACGTGCGGGTCACGTCGCCCATCGCGGCAGCCCGCCGCGTGATCCAGTTGAAGCCACCGGATCGGCGATACAGCAGGTAAGCCGCCGTGACGTAAAAGCCGTGTGAAGGAATTGCAAGGTTCGTGTTCTCGCCACGCACGTAGTCGCGAGAGATGTCCACGAGCATTTCGTACTTGACGCCAGCACGCACAACGTCACTAGACGGCGTGCCGACTGCGGCGGTGTGGTCGCCCGTGGCGCGGATCGTGGTGTTTGACGGGCGGGTGGTGGTCAACTCGGTGCCGTCGTTCTTCACGATGCAGTCGTAGTCACCATCGGTCATCGTCACGCCGTACGGGTCTTTGAGCGTCCAAGTGGTGTGGTTGCCACCACCGTCGTAGACGCCATCGACGGACGTATCAATGCTGATCGACCGATCCAGCCTGCGCGGGAAGTCGCCTGAGTCGTAGATGGTTGACTTGCCAAGGCTGGTAATGTCAGGCTCGAACCGCAGGTACTCCTGCGTGTAGCCGCCAAGCGCGTTCTCGCAGACGATGTGAAGGCCGCTGGTGAGCAGGGCCATGTCCACAACTTCGCTCTTGAACACGTACTTGGTCCACGCCGCCTGCTGCAATTGGTTGTTCGGCGAGCGGGTGTACCGCCACACGAAGATCGTCTTCTTTTCCTGCTCGTTCAGCACGGCCAGCAAGTTCTGCGACGGGACCGTGGCCATGCGCCGGATGTTGTCCTCGAAGAACAGGGGCACCTGCTCGGTCACGTTGTACGGGGTGTTGAACCCGCGCCCGTCGTCGTAGGCGTACTCAAGGATGCCGCTGGCAATGCGGGTTGAGCCATTCGTGGGGCTGTGCTGGCGAACCGGCACGTACAGCCGCGAGTCCATGCCCACCGGATCGACGTTGAGCAATTCGTTGTTGAAGGCTTCCTCGATCTGCACGGAAGATGGGGTCCACGCTCCATCGGCAAATGCCTCGAACGCGCGAGCGGCGTTGGTCGTGATAAACAATGCGCTTCGGATCGGCTCAATCGCCCAGATTGTCGCCACCGACCGGCCCGGAATTGCCTTCTCGATGCGGTCGCTGTCGGCAACAACTGTGTCATCTACAAGGTAGAAGTTGTAGTAGTTGCCCGCTTCGCTCTGCACCATGTATTCGCCCGCGCCGAACGTCAGCCGCCCCTCATGGACGTTGATTGCGGTGATGGCACGGGCCAGTTGGAACGCTTCGGGAGCCTTGTTGGTCACTTCGTCGCCAGCGTCGCGAACGGTCCACGCCACTTGAGCAATCGAGAACGCTGCCGGAGTGGTCCCGTTGCCCGTGTACGAAGTGCGGGTCATCAGCACGGGCATCTTCGCCGGGTCGGGCTGGTACTCAGGCTGCGACGGGGCGGGTTTGCGGGTCCAGCGGGAAGTGATCGGGATGCGAGCGGTGGTGGCACCCGTGCCCGCCGCAACCACAATGTTTGATGCGCTACCGCCAGAGAAAGGTCGGCTAGTGTCGGTTGGTAGCGACAGGTTCTTGTCCGTTGCGGTGTCAACCAGCGTTGAATACATCGTGACGGTCGCAGCAGACCCCTTCCACGGCGAAGTCACGCGGAACGAGCCGTAGCCGCTGCTGTTGGGAATCCACCCAACGAACGCATCGGTTTCGCCAAGGTCACGGAACGCCTGCGTCCATTCGGACGCCACGTCGTCCATGTCCTCGATGTCGCCGCTAGCAATGAGCGACGCGAACGAACGCTCAAGTTCGTACTCGCGGCCAATGCTGTTGAACGCAACGTCGGCGGTCGCAGCCAAGGCGCAACTGCGTCCGGGCGTGTAGGTCGGTCCAGACGCGGCGTCTGTCACAGTGATTTGGTCGTTGCTGTCCTTGGAAACAATCGTGACCATGCCAACCGACGCCGACGCGCCGTAGGTAACGCCAGTGCCAGCGGTGATGCGGAGTTGGTCGCCAGCCTCAAAGGTGTAGCCAGAGAACGCGCCGGTCTTGGTCAGCGTCCATGTGTCGCCCGTCACGTTCGCAGCGGTTACGCCGGTTTGCGAGTTGGCCTGCCGCTGGAACCACACACGGAACCGCTTGGGGTCTTTACCCGCGTCGTCCCAGTCCCCGCCTCGCAACTTCGCCCAGCCTGTCCAAGTCGGGGGGGTGTTGGTGTAGGTTGCAAACGCATCCCCGCTCGGGATGTCGTACTGCCAGTACCCGGCGTCAAGGTCGGTGCCGTCTTCCAACGCGCGGTGATACGTCCCGTCAGCCGGGCCACTCGCCACCATCACGTCAGCGTTCTTGTACGTCCGCTCAAGCGTGTACGCAGGGCTAGTCAGAAGCCCGGTCGCAACCTTCGTGTTGACGATGAACGTGCCGTCTGCGACGGTCAAGAATCGCAGGTCGGCGGGAGTCGCACCACCAGATGAAAGATACGTTTCTACGCCCGTGCCGTACGTCACAAGAGCGGGTGGTCCACCCTCTTCGAGCGGCCACACCCGCATCTGCGGTCCTTGATCCAATCCGTAGAACACAAGGTACTGTTCTGTCGCACTTCGACGAATCGGGTGCAGGCGGTAATCGCCGCCAGCGTTCAACAACGCGCCCGTCATGTCGCCGCTGAACCTGAGAAGCCCGGTGATTCTGCGGGTCAGCACCGTGCCCGAACGCTTGCGGCACCCGTCGAACGTGTCGAAGTCCGCGTTCTTTGCGTCCTCGACCGTGCCGGGGAATCGAATCGCTGCCGGTTGCTGGGAGATGCCACCGGAAAGCGTTGGCCGCGCGACAATCGCGGATGCTCTCGTCGCCAGATCGAATTGCGTCATTGCAGATTAGGCTGGGACGGAATCAGCGGTTGGTTCTGCGGGGCGGGAGGCGACATCGGAGAACGCTTGGCCGACAATTCGTTGACCGCACGAACCTGCTGGTACGCGGCGTCAACGCGGGTGTCGCGGCTGGTCACGCTCTGGAACTCAATCAGTGCGTTGTTCATGCACAGCGATTGCAGGTTGGGGTCGCGGATGTTGTTCACTTCCTCGTCCTCAACCACGGCAAACTGATACGTCCCGTCTGGGAACGTGGTGGTGCTGCCCTCGGCGTTGTAGATCAGAGCCGTGCCGTTCTGCAAGTACCAGTTGCGCCGTTCGTCGCGCCCGATAGGACGGGCGAAGATGGCGTTGGTTGGGGCGGTGATGGTGTTGGGGGCACCAGAAACGGTGACGGCAAACACTCGGCTCGTCTGCCGCCATTCGCGGGCGAGCGTGTCGCGTGTCGCCATGTCAAGGTAGTTCTCGGCCTGCCCCGCGTCGGACGTGCCGTAGGTCTTGCTGGGCCACGATCCGCTTGAATCAAGAGCCGACACAGGCAGGTGCCCGCACGCGCGCAGCATCTTGTTCACCAGTTGGAGTTTGGTGTGAAACGCCATTAGACAGTCTCCACAAAGATTTCAAGGCACCACGCGATTGCGTTGGTCGAACCGGATGGCCACGTAATCGCGAACGTCACGGCCTGCCCGTTGGTCAGGACGAGGCCAAGCGTGTTGCCATAGGGCGAGTTGCTGTTGAAGTAGGGCGTTGCCAGCGTCGTCGGAGAACCCGGCGCGTCGCAGCCCGTGCCGTACACGGTGAAACCGGCTGCGGTCGTCGGTTCAAGTTGCCCGAGCGTTGCCGCCGTTCCCAACGTCGCGGGCGTGGTGCCGCGCTGAATCGTGATCGTGCCCTTCTTGTCGTCGGGCTTTGCGTTGTCGGTCGTAAGGCTGTAACTACCGACCGAGATAACAGTCTGTGCATCGTCACACACCACGGCAACGCGCTGCGTACCGCCACTGCTTAGGATTGATCCCGAAAGCGGGACTCGAATCATTCTTCGTGCCATGATTGCTCCTTACCACGGCAGAGTGATAATGCCACCGCTGCCCATGTTGTTTCCGCCTGTGACGCCGCTAGAGGACGACGTGTCGTCCCCCGGAGGGCCTTGGTTGTTGCCGCCGCCAACACCGCCGCCGGGCGGGTCTTCTGTGTCGTCCAGTGGTGGACCGCCCTCATTGGGGCCTTCTGGCTTTTCCGTGATGTCGCCCGGTGGTGGACCGCCGACGTTCGGGCCGCTACTTCCACCGCCGCCTCCGCTGCCGTCAGTCCTTCGATACACAACCTGAGAGACATCGAGCGTGGCAAAAGTCCCAGACGGCGCGCTCCAATCTGGCACCGTGCCGGGGATGAGGAACACGCTTGACTCTTCGTCTTCGCAGCACTCCTGCGAATCGGGGTCGTACGTGTCAATGGTGATTGGATGAACCTCGGCACACTCAACAGCCGGGTTCTCTTGGGCCGCAATGCCCGCGTAGTAGTCGCACAGGAAGTCGAACGTGTCGGGCCGCGTCAACTCGAAGCCCGTGTAGGGCGAGATGACAAAGCCACGGTCGATGAGTTCTTGGGCCTCGGCAATCGTGAAGTCAGAGTCGCCGAATCGCGGGCAAACGTGTAGTTCGGTTCCCTGTGACGCCGTGATGTTGTTGGGCTTGTAGAAGGTCTTGTAGTTGGGCCACACCACCATGTAGGGCCGCTCGAACGGTTCGGGATAGCGAACCAGCAGGCCCGAAGGCGGTGCCGCAAACGACACGGGCCACAACTCCCCGCCCGTCTTCCAACCCGCGTCTTCAAGTGCCGCAAGGATCGGCTTGCGTGCAACCCCGTCTGCGGCGGTCGCCTCGCTTGCGTCGATCCAGGTGAACGTGAATCCGAGTTCCTTGAGCGGGGCAATCGCGTTCACGAAGAACGCCGGGCTTGGCACAACATCCGCCGTGGTGTCAATCGAAGACTGATCCTCGGGCAGCGTGTTGTGCATGATGCCCTGATAGATTGCATACTCGCGTCCTTCGGTCTTGAAGTCTGCGAAGTTATTGGCAAACCAGTTGGCAATCTGCGGGTAGTGATTGGTCCAGACGTACCACGTTGCAGCCGGGGCGTTCTCGCCAACCTTGAATCCAACGGGGTAGTTGACGCAAATGGTCGTCGCGCTCAGCCGCGTGGCCAACGCTTCCACGGCGGGCCACGCCGCCTCTGGCGTTGGCAGCACGTCGCCGCGAAGCCCGCCAGGATTCGTTGTCGAGTAGTTGTCGCCGCTGCCCCACTGCCAATGCAGATGCGGGCGACGGCGCGGCTTGAACGGGGCGGGCATTAGCGTCGCTCCGCGTCGTATCCGTTCCAGAACAGGCTTGTGGCGTTGTCGTGTGCCCCGACGATGTACCAGCCTTCGGGAGCAAGGGCGTTGCTGTTTGCCAGCGTGTCAACCGGCTTGCTCTGCATGTCGCGAACCTGCGCCTCTGCCATCGAACGCTTGGCCTGCGCGTCGAGTTTGCCGTACATGCCAGCCAGTTCCGGCGAGGTTGAGGACCGCTGGGCCGCAAACTCCGCAGCCGCGATGTCCACCACGGCGCGGCGAACGTGCATCGGCAAGCACTCGGGCTTGTAGAGCAGGCTCACGCGGACGCGCGTGGTGTTGGTGAACACATCGGTCTGGTTCTGGCGGTCGTACAGGAACTCGCCAACCTGCACCAGTTCAAGGTGCCCGCTGGTGTTGTCGCTTTCGATGAACAGAGTGCCAGCGGGAACCGCGAGCTTGCCGTTCACGTCGGGCGTGATTTCCTGATTGAGCCGATCCGAGAACGCCCAGCGATGGGCCTGCTGGACTTCGCGGGAGACTTGATCCAGAATCTCCTCGGCAGTACCCAGTTCCGAGCGGGTGCCCGTGTCGAGGCCGGGCGACGGATTCCGACCGCACTTGGTCAGGATCAATCGCACCATCTGTTGTCTGTTCATGGTAAAACCACCCCGGACGCTTTCGCATCGACGGGGTGGGGGTGAGGGAGGGCTATTTAGTTGTTGGTGCTGTTGTTGAGGCCGATGGAATCGACGACGAGGACGAGTTCGCCATTGATGGTCAGAACACAGTCCGCGTCAATGTCCGTGTCGGTCTGAACGCCGATGTTGAAGAACAACTTGGGGGTTGCGCTGTTGACGAACAAGACCGAAGACATGCCGCCAGTTGCATAGGCAATCTGGTTGGTAGTGTCCCAGCCCGCAGCCCCGCCTGTTTCCGCGTTCGCCAACTGCGTTGCGGGGATGACGTTCTGCATTGTGGTCGCCAGCGTGCTTGCGGAAGCAGTTGCCGTGCCAACGCCAAATCGCACCGAAGTGGCCGCGTTGTTGATGTTTGCGTCTGCCCCGTCCTTCGCAAGAGACAGCGTGCAGGCGGCGTGGTTGATCTTTGTAAAGGTGCGAAGACTTGCGTTGAACGTGCCGAGTTCAAGGCCCGCGTAGGCCAATGCGTTCGTCACGGTCAACTTGACGTTGTTGAAGCGAATACGAATCTGCGTGGTGGGCGAGTAGGGGTCGCTGCAACGAACCGAGAACCGACCATTGGCCGGGTCCGAAGGCTGCGTTGCCGTCCACATCGCCGCAATGTCCTCGTTGGGGTTGCAAATAACCCCACGAGATGCGTCTTGATAATTGGCGTTTGCCATTGGGTGTTTTCTCCAAAGCGGCGGGGGCCGAAGCCCCCAGCCGCGTCAAATTCATTACACTGCTGCGCGAGTCGAGGTCGTTTGGGTGTTGATTTCGATGGCGAACGCGCACTCGGGGTTGAGCGGCGCGATCGTCCACTGGCCGACGAGCGCGAAAGTCTCGGACAGGCCGAGTTCGTGCTTGTCGTACACGGCCATCATCGGCTTCTCTTCGGTGACGTGAATTGCACCCTTGCCGCCGTTGGTCGCGACCATGCCGAGCAGAACCGGGAAGCCGGTAGAGCCGGTCGGGTTGAAGTTCCCGCGAAGCGCGCTGGGGCCGTCGATGACGTTGGAGGCGGGAAGAACACCCGCGCCGTAGTTACCGTTGGACGGCAGCGTGCTTTCGTCGCCGGTGTAGCGGTTGACCGTCGCGAGGATGGTCAGGTCGAACGCGGGCAGGTAGACCGCCTTGCGTTGCAGGTTGCCATTGCTCAGGATGATGTTGTCGGTCGTGAAGGCGCGTTCGTTGCCGTACGCCTGCAAGCCCGCCATGAACTCTGAGTCGGCAATGGCAAGACGCTGGCCGGGTCCATTCGGAGCGTTCTTCTGGTCCAAGGTCAGACGCAGAAGTTCCAAGCACCGGAAGGTGTTTTCACGGGACGTAGAGCCGCCAATACCAATCGCCGCGCTGACGCAAGCGTTCAGAGAGCCGGGGTTGCCACCGCCTTGCGAGATGATCGTACCCTGATTGTGCGCCCACAGAGGAACGCCGCTCACGGTGATGGTCTTGGACGCGGCACGAGCAGCCAGAGCCAACGCGCGAACCACGCGACGGCTCTTGAGGATGCCCATGTTGTAGCGGTGCTGGCGACCCACGTTGGCCATCGTCTGAGCAGCCCACTCCACGCGACGAGAATCAGACTCGTGCAGCGTGTGCGCCTGATAGAGCAGGTCGTCGGCTTCGCGCGTGATGGTCTTGTAGAACTGACCGGACACCTGCCCGTTCATCACGTCGCCCTTGGCGAGCGTCAGCGGGGCGGGCGTTCCAGCGTCGAAGCGGTGGCGGTACGAGCCGCCCGGCTCGGCGGGAATGTTGGTGATACCAGCAATGTTGGTGTTGTCAAACACCGGCTCGGCCTGCATGGGCAGGTTGGTACCCTGCACATACATTTCGAGCAGCATCGAACGATCATCCGTAGAGCCGTCGTTGGCCCCAGGATTGATGAAAACTGCCATGTGTTGATTCCTTCTGAATCAGTGCAAGCGACACCCCGCCTGTGCCGAGGTGTCGCTACATGGCGCGTCCGTCAACCGGGTCGGCATGGCCGAGTGTCCGGTTCGTGGCGTGCTACTTTGCGGCTCGTGGGATCGCGTTCGCGTGCGTGGTACACCCACGCCTGCGACTGCACAAAACAACAAGGGGCGGTTTCCCGCCCCTCGCTTTACTTCTTGATGTTCTTCTCGAACGCCGCGAGTTTGGCTTTCAACTCAGCGTTCTCGGCTGCGACGGCCTCTGCCTTTGCCGCCGTCACCTTGGCGTCTGCAAGCATCTCGGTCAACTTCTTGGGCTTGCCGATTGCGGTGGCCTTCGCCATCGCACTCTGTTCGGCGTCGTGTTCGTTGTCCTTGGGGTCGCCCATGACGTACGTTTGGCCGTCTTCGGTGCGGAGTTCGACCTTGAACTCGATTGCCCCGCCCGCAACGCGGCTCATCCACACGTACTTGTCCAGCCCGTATTCACCCAGAAAGTTCAGCAGTTTCGGTTGTTCAATCGTGGTACTCACTTGTTCACCTTCCTGAAAAGTGCGAAGTCGCTGGCCGTCCCCTGTCCAGCGGCGATTCGCGCAGTCGCGTCCAACTTGGCCTTCCTCACTTCGTCATCACTGGCAGGCCCCGGCGCGGACCCGTTGATCGGCTTCGGACCCGTGCTTCCGCCGTACTTGCGCGTGTGGTGCTGCTGCAAGAGCAACGCCGCTGCGTCGAATGTTTCGTGGTTGCTCATCAGCCGCACGATGCGGGCGTGTTCTTCGGCTGGGACGTATGACTCCCAGTCCTTGCCGAGTTCGGCCAGCTTGTCGGCACCGCCCACGACTTCCGCCGCGCGACGTTCGTTCGCCTCAACCTTGCCAAACTCTTCCTTGAGCAACGCACGCATCGCGGGGATGCGCGTACGCGGAGGCAGGCCCTTGAAGTCATCGTGGGCCAAGGCGAGTTTGTCAACCACCGAATCGCCAAGCGCGTTGGCCTTGTGCATCCGGTACAGGTCATCGCCGCTGAAACCAGCATCCTTCAACACCTTGGCCGTATCGACCGGCTTGCTGGTGTCGGGTTCCTTCTGTTCCTCCTTTGGGAACATCGGCGTGCTGATCGGCTTGGCGTCTTCCTTGGGCTTGCCAACCAGACGCTCCGCGCTCTTGTACGCACGCTCCGCGTCGGCCACCGTCTTGAACGGCTTGCCCTCGCCGATCAGGTCGCCTTCTGCGAGCGGCACGAGGCCCTGGCTTGCGTGCAATTCACGCAACCCTTTGACCAACTGAGCCGCCGCGTCTTCGGGCGTAGAACCCTTGAACTTGCCTGCAAGAACAACCTCCTGCACCGGCTGCTGATCTTTGGGCGCAGCATCACCCGCAGTAGCCGTAGCCACTGCCGTATTCGCATCTGCCATCACTTACCCCTATTGCGGCGCGAGTTGCTGTCGAACGACAGCACCCGCTGTACGGGCCGCTTCCCGCCCACCCTCCATCGCCGATTCCGTCTGTGCCTGCAACTGCGCCGCCGCCTGTGCTTCGGCCTGCTGCTCCTCACGAGTCTTCACCATGCCCGGCTCGAACACGTTGTTCAGTCGCATAATCGCCGTGAACACGTTGTTCATGTTGAGCGACGCCATGACATCCGGCCCCATCTGAGAAGCCAGTTGCACAACCTCGCCAAGCCTGCGAGCCTTGATCTGCTGGACAGCCAGCGAGGTTCCCGTGAGAACCTTCGGGCTGATGTATTGCTTCCACTCGTCGGGAATCGACGGGAGCAATCGCCGAATGTCGTGCATCACAACCGCGATCTGATGCGGCTGCGTGGTCGCTTGGAACGATGACAATGCCCCGCCAAGCATCTGCTCCAACTGGCTGCTCACGCGCTCGACCTGCAAGGCCGTCACGCGGTCCACGTTGGGGAGCGATGCTGCGATGATGCCAAGGCTCTCGGCCACCCGCTGTTCGGTCGCTGCGATAGCCGATTGCACCACGCCGGGCGAACTGCCAGGATTCGCGTACAACGCGGCAACGTCGCCCACCACCCCGCCCACCACACTCGCCCGCATCGCGTAGCCCGACGGCCACTTGAGATGTTCCGGGTCAGTGGGCGAACCGTGGTTCACAGCCCACTTGACGTTGGACACCATGCGAGCGATTTCGAGAAGCCGCAGCCCGAGTTCATCGAGGGCCGCAAGGCTTGCAAGGTGGGCAGAGAGGGGCGAAGTGCCGTAGTGGTCGCCGGAAGAGAGGCGTATAGCCGGGGCTATATACCGGCAAATCTTCTCGCGGCGAGCCTCTTGCAGTTGGTTGCCGTTGATCTCTTGCGTCGTGACCCATTCGCCCGTGCGGGGGTCGTACTCGCAGAGCGTGTAGAGGTCTTTCTGTCGCGTCTTGCGGGGTTGGCCCGCCAGTTCCTTGCGATTCAGCCCGACGTTCTCGATCTGCTCGTCCGTCAGCGTGAGCGGGTCAACGCACTCTTTGGTGACGTGTTCGACCGGCGAACCCTTGCAGTCGCGCTGCGTCACGAACTGGTCGAGCCGGAAGTTCTGCGTGGATTGATCGTCGTAGATCAGTTGCAGGCCCGAGCCGAACGCGAGGACCGACCGGATCAGTTGTCGCTGGCCTTCGTAGAACCCAAGCGACCCGTTCGGGCTGGTGTGTTCCATCGCCGCGAGCGTCGTCAAGTCGCGCATCGTCGCCAGCGTCCCGGCCCCCTGCTTCATCTCGGTCGGGATGGCGGGGTTGTAGAGGATGTTCGCCGACAGTGGCGTAGCAAACCACGGGAGGCCTGGCGTGTAGGCCGCGAAGAAGAATTGGCTTTCCAGCAGGTTCAGGGCTTGCGGCCCGACGCTCTGGTACTGGCGAACGTACTGCTCCGTCGCCCGCGTTTCCTCTCGCGGCGGCAGCAACGTGTAGTCGGTGGCTCTCGCCAGCGCGCGGCAGCGGCGTAGATACACCTGCCGGTCAGCGTCGTAGTCGCTAAACCGGCCCTGAATTTGTGTTTTCACCTTGGGAACATCTGGGTCGAAATCGTGGGCGGCGTGACCACCTGCGCGGGCAATGCGTTGCCAGCGGACGCGAGCGCGTTCTGTTGGGAGATGCCGGTCGCGGGGTCAATCGTGAGTGATTGATTCGTGCCAGCAGTGGACCTTGCGGCGGATGCCCGACGCACCGCCCGCCTGAACACTTCTGCCGGGTCTTCCGCCCGTGGCGGTGGAGCCACTTCGGGAATGCCGGGCGGGTTGAACAGGTTCATTCTTCGATTCTCTTGTACCCCTCTGGTGCGTCGGTGGCGGGCTTGGTGTCCAGAAACCAGCCGTAGCCATCCTTGACTAGCGACCGCCTCCCCAGATTGCCGAACAGCACAGCGGCGTCGTTGGGCATAGTGCGGGGATCATGTTCGGAAACGGCCCGATCAATCTCTTCCCACAGTTCCCGCCGCTTCGATTCCGATAACTCCATCCATGCTCGAAAGTTCGTGTTCATGGTCCTTCACCCATCCAAAGATCAAACGCGGCGTCACCGCCCACCACGGCGCACGCATCCCATGTGCCGATAACACGCGACGCACCGACGCGACGCACGATTCCCCACGACTGGGGGATATGTCGGGCCATGATGGTCCGATATTGGCGATGCCAGTAGGCTCGCCAATCACCCGAAGCAAGGCCGATAACCGAACCCAACGGGCGTCTGGACCGGAAAGCATTGCACAGTCGCCCCTTACGATGACGACGTGCCCGAGGTATACCCCGCCTACGGTCCCAAACCACAAAACCCTGTCCATAACCCCATAACCTCGCTTTGGCGGCGCAATTGAGAATGAGTCTCAATTGCAGTTGAGAATCCAATCTCACTAGTGGAAGGCGTACGTGCTTTCCCGGATGCTCGCCGGGTCAAAGCTCCCGAGTTCTGGGGGTTGCGGCAACTCCAACCCCGGCACCAGTTTGGACCAATACTCGTGCAGCATGGCCAGCCGGTTCACGCCTTCGTACATCCCCGCCAGTTGGTCGATGGCCTCGCGGTGCATGTACGCGACGTGCCCAGCGTGACAGTTGTATTGGTCGTGCTGGGCGAACATCTCGTACCCGCGCCGCAGCATCATGCACGCCGTTCGCATCAGGTGTTCTTGATCGAACGAGTGAACCA